GAGATCGCTCAGTGTCTCGTGGGCTCGGAGATGTGTATAAGAGACAGGACTGAAGCTCCGTAACGAGTTCCTAAAAAGAAGCGGTATGTCATTGATTACATTCTATGACAAATTAAGAAAAGACTCCTTCAAACCTTTGGAAAGAGAACTATATGAGAACATTTTCATAATTCAACAAAATTAAAAATCCAAGCAAATGATTTCTGCACATGAGAAGATGATGGAAACGATACCCAAAGAGTTCAAACGTATAATGTCTGGAGTAGAGGCGGCGGTACGCAGCGGAAAAACAAGATACCTCATAAGTAGCAGACATTTAAAACCTGAATATGAAAGAGCTTTGTTAGGTGTTGGGTATGAAATTAGAAAAGGACGTGTAGCAACTCAAATTATATGGTAGCATTTATCTCCAATATTGAATTCTACAACACCCCTGAAGGTGATGTGATGATGAAAGAGTTCGGGCAGCCGGCTGTTGTTCTCAAGGAGGCTGACCGCCCGACTATCGAACACATGCTTGCTGTCATCAGGGACAGATATCCGAAAGCACATGCCCGGCTGATGCAGCTCTATTCAGCCAGCACGATGAATCGTTGGCATTATGAATTCCGGGTAGTTCATCGTTTCATCCGATGCAATTTCGGAGAGTATGACCAGTACAATCTTGACATTAACAAGGATGGACAGTTTGTATTCGAGGAGGTCAAATGCCCGTTACGGGGTGAATGTGAACATGAAGGGGTGATATGCAGACCGGAGCTTGATACAGCGCTGACCGATCGCGAGATGGATGTATTCCGGCTCATTGCCTCCAACTGCCAAACAGATGAAATTGCGGCAGAGCTGCATATCTCGCCTTGTACGGTTAACCGCCATCGGGAGAATATTAAGGCAAAAATCAAGGTTCGTAATGTGGGTGAGATGATTTCTTACTGGCACCGGAATCAAATGAAATAAGCCCACCGTGAGGTGTGCCATCTGTGTTTAATGTGTATTCTATGGCTGTGACGGTCTGCGAAGATAGTCCGGCCCCTCATACTATATTCAAATGGTAGCGGTATACTTAAGATTTGCTGCGACTGGGGTTCGATTCCCCTATATGAGACGACGATTTACTAACTTAATAAACAGAATATATGAATAATAACAAAGGTTTTTCCTCTATTTCCACTCCTGACGGACAGTTCAGGATATGGATTCCACGTCCGACGGCTTCGGGCAGAGTAATATGCAACTGTGGCTTTGCACTCAAGAGTCATCTTCCTTTCGTCGATGCCGTTGATGCGCTGGACTACCTGCAGGTAGACGAAGTTCGGCAGATAGACCAGGACCTTAGTATCCTTGTTATTTCATTTCTCGATGCACCGCATGAGTGCATGCTGAAGATGATAGAAGATATCCCCGAACTTATGGAGCAATACTTAGTAAATACATAAGATCTGAATGCTATGAGATACTTTATGAAGATGTGCGATTCTCTCGGTGTCGGACTGCTTTATTACAATTATGCAAACAGATGGATAACCGTTTATACCTCCGAGAAAATGAAAAAGGCACTGGACTCAATGAAACCGGGTTCTGAGGTATTTCACGAACATTATGGTGTCTATGGTAAAGTTATAAGCGGTAAGCCTTTTGTCATTTGTGGAGAATTGTGTATCAGGGTTGATTTCGGGGGAATACCTGAAGGTGGAGCATATGGTTGTACATGTTTTGTAATGTAATCGAATAAATATGAATATAGAGAAAATCATCTTCAATCTCCTAAGCGCACATAGGTGGGTTAGGTATTGGATACAAAAAGAGATTGTAGGCTTGACAATGCCTGGTGAATACGTTGAGATAAGGAGTTCTTTCTTATCAGATACAGATCTTGCTGATATTTTAGAAGCTGGATTCAAAATTAAAAGCATCTGCTCAAAAAAAATAGATGCAGATGCTTATAATGATGTTCTGTTGATGCGTGAACTTTAAATATAACCAAAATAGTAATGAGAGTAAAGGAAATAAAGAAGCATAATCCGCAATCTTTTTTAGATGATTTGAGACGCGTCCGAGAGGTCATGGTTTACGCAGAGTGCACCAACTCCTATTATCAGATCTTAAAAAAAGACTTGCTGAGAGATGCTGAAAGGAAAGCAATCACATACTATATAACGGATACTATATTTATTATAAAAAGGAATGTGATGGTAGTCATTTAACGAATAACTATTGAGATATGGAAGTGAAATATTTAGCAGTTGAGATTAAAGGTGAAATATTCGTTATGAATGACAATGACGAATTAGGAGGACTGATAGATGGGGATATACCGCATACGGTAATTGGTAGGGTATGTACTCAAGGGTGTAATACAACATGCTTACATTACCGTGGAGGGTACCCTTGTAAGGCTATGAAAGATGCTGATGGGATTTTAATTCATGTTTTTGTAGACTAAAAAAATGAATATAAGTAAGAATATTCAAGGATACCCAGTTAAGTGCGCTGGGGTTAGAAAGAATAAGCGTATAAATTCAGCGTGTATAATGTGCGACATATTTGACATAAAGAAATATTATACCAAATCGACATGGAGGATTTCAGGCATCAATCAATGCATAATGAACAGAATGTGATGAATATTTATAAAGTCAACGAATGGGCGGAGTTCAGAAAGAAATTTCAGAGATTACTGCCGAATATACCTATAATAGACTTACATGATGCACTGTTATCAGCTATCAATAATAGATTGGTAATTGATATAATTGCGTTAGACAATAGATTGCAGAATATGTATCCTGAAGAATGGGAGTGCATGTCTATGAAGGAAATAATTATTAAACATTATGGTTTGGAAGCCATGCAATTAATAGAATCAGTATTATGATATACGGATATTTAAGAGTAAGTACGGACGAGCAGGACTCTAATAATCAGAAGTTAGGAGTCTGCAAAAAAGCGGAATCCTTGGGGGTGTCAGTTGATGATTGGATTATTGATGATGGCATATCTGGGACGAAGGAGCCTGAAAAACGGTTATTGGGCAAACTTATGAAGAAATTGCAAAAAGGGGATGTGATTATTACATCCGAGCTTTCCCGTCTTGGTAGAAAATTATTCATGATTATGCGAATATTGGAGTTCTGTATGCTTCATGAAGTTAAGGTTTATACAGTAAAAGACGGATATGAACTTGGAGATAACATACAAAGTAAGGTTCTTGCTTTTGCTTTCGGAATTGCTGCTGAAATAGAACGTGACATGATTAGCCAGCGGACTAAAGAAGCATTAGCCAGAAAGAGATTGGAAGGCGTAGTCCTTGGTCGTCCTAAAGGCAGAAAGAGTTCTCCTGACAAATATAAATTGTATGGGAAAAATGCCTTGATAAAAGGATTGATTGACGAAGGCATATCACAGCGTAAAATAGCAAAAATATGTAAGGTTGATAGAAATACGCTTGCAAGATTTTTGAAATATGAATTAATCAATTAGAGTATAACCGAATAGATATGAAAGAATCAGATGATAAATACAGCAACCGCATTGCAGATGCTGAACAACTCACGAAAGAGGTACAAGCTATTTATTCAGAAATTAAAGTTTTTGAAGATGCTTATAAAAAACAGATTGCTCCGCTTAAACAAAAAATTGCTCAATTGGAGGAATCTTTTCTGGATAAATGGTTGGTTGATTCAACAGGAAGACCTGTTAGTAAAGGAATGGTGATTGAGAAGAATGGAAAGCGATTTAAGGTTCTTAACCGATATCAACAATGTATATTTCAATATTTAGGTAATGCAAGAGTTTCAGTTTTACCTGAAGGTAAAAAGCGAAATCTTGACATTTTTCCCTCTGAATTAGTTGAATTTACTATTGTAGAATTAGCGTAAAACTAAAAAATAATGAATAAAAAAGAAAGGTCAATGAAGAAAGGTCAGAAGGTACGCATCCTGCGTACCAATCAAGTAGCGACAATCGTCGAAGTGGAGTTAATTCGTAAAGGTGGCAAGGTACATCGGTACTGCCATCTGAAGACAGATGAAAAGTCATATTTGTGGTTGGATGCCTCAGAACTGGGGAGTGTGGTGGAGGAAGTGAAGGTCTCGGTAGTTGATGACCGGAACCGGGAGCTGCACTTGGCTATATGCCATGACTACTCCAAGGATAAGATGACGCTACATCTTACCGGCAAGAATCCGGATAATCTGAAGGAAGCTTCCGGACTATATGCGAGACTGATGAACTTGTTCATTGGGAGCCTGAAGGAAACGCGGGAACTGTAGGAGCAGATAACGTCCTTGATGATATGGAAAGCCTATTGAAATATAGAATGGAAAATCTTGATTGGATAGACCGTTTCTTGGAGAAGCTTGGCATCGACGCTTTTCTTGAGTTTGAGACGAGGGTATATAGTGCCCTCGACAAGCTCAAGGTCATGCATTACTATGATATCGGGGGCTCGGTCATACCGGAGCAGCAGGAACTATTTATCAAATTCTGTTGCTGCTATATCACCGGGCACCCTGAATACGAATTCAATGAAGACTATACACAGATATGGAGGAAAGAAAGCTATGAACAATGGAAGATGGCGACCCGATGAGGACAGATACGTCCGGGAAAATGTCAATAAGAAGACATTGGAACAAATGGCGGAGCATTTGGGAAGATCCGCATTGGCTGTACAGTTATATATGCACCGGAAGCATATTGTAGTGGGACAGACAGTCAAGCGGAATCTGGTGCAGGAGATTCTCCGACTGAAATTCCGGCATCCGGAAAATTTCATGCCCAACCGTGCCTTCTACCAGGAGGTAGGCATCAACCAGATGCGCTGGTGGGATATTTTCTATGGCCGAAAAAATATAAACCAAGAAGAATATATCGCGTTGTCGAAGTATTTCGGCATAACACTGGAGGAGGCATTCGCAGCGCGTCAACTTTGCATATTTGAAGAACAATGATTGATGACGAATTAAAACAGAGAATAAAGGATGCCAACGAGATTACGGACGTGATTGGCCAATTTGTATCCCTTCACAAGAGAGGTATCAATTATATAGGGATCTGCCCGTTTCATCCGGACCGGCATCCGTCGATGACCGTTAGCCCGTCAAGACAGACATACAAGTGTTTCGTCTGCGGCAAAGGAGGGGATGTCATCCAGTTTGTCCAGGACCATGAGAACATGTCATTCAACGAGGCTGTCACCTGGCTGGCCAATCGTGCGGGAATCTCTCTCCCTGAACGGGTGATGTCCGACGAGGAAACGGCCAGGGTAAAAGAACGTGAAGCGCAGCGTATAGCGATGAAAGGCGCCGCATTCTTTTTCGAGAAGCATCTTCCGGAGGCGCAACTTTATCTGCATGACAGAGGGTTCAGCCTGGATGACAAGGTCCTGAAGGATTTCAGAATTGGATATGCCCCGGCAGGCAACCTGGCTAAAAAGGAGATGCTTGCAGCCGGATTTTCCGAACAGAAGCTGCTTGAGACGGACATCCTGAAGAGAAGCGAGAAGAACTTCACCTTCGACACTTTCAAGGACCGCATCATGTTTCCCTATTTTGATATCAAGGGCAACATAAACGGATATACCGGACGCTGGCTGACCCCGCAGGAAAACACCGGCAAGTACGTCAATACCGGGGACACGCCGTTGTTCAAGAAAGGCACTCACCTTTTCGGTCTGTACCAGGCACGTACTGCCATTGCAAGGTATGATTGTGCGTATATAGTCGAAGGTCAGTTCGATGCCATGTCCATGCACAAGTTCGGTGTCTGCAATACCGTTGCCACCAGCGGAACTGCACTGACTCCGGAACAGATACAGCTGCTTGGCCGGTTCACCCATCGCGTGATACTTGTATATGATGCGGATGCAGCCGGGCTGAAAGCGTCACTGGCCAACTGTGAGGCTTTCCTGCGTGCGGGTTTCCAGGTCAGTGCAGTTCCGCTTCCTGAAGGGAAAGATCCTGATAATATTGCCCAGGAGCAGAAACTTGAAACCGGGAAATGGCTTGCAAACCGGGAACAGAATTTCCTTCAATATTTTGCCATCTCCTTACGAGGCAAGAATCCCGGAACCGACCCAAACAGAGAGGAAGAGGCAATGCAACGGCTTTCAACCCTCATATCTGTCATCCCTTCGGAAACGCTTCTTCTCAAGTGCATAGAGATAATGGCCGGGATTTTCGGCAGCAACACAGAAGTCATCCAGCGGAAAGTGAATTCCATCTTGCGACAGCGGAAGACAGCTTCCATCAAGGAGAAAGACAAGATGGCTCCCGGTATATATGGTATCGATATGATTGCGGAGGCACGTAGCGGAAATGAGCCTTGCATCCTGACATCAGATTATCAGGAGTTCCTCACCTTGTATGGAGATGCCCCCATAGCATACGTCCATGGCATTCCTGGAATGAACGACATACAGCAGTTGCGTCAGGCAAGCCAGATGTTCACCTCTGACAGCGATGGCCTTACCATTGCAAAGGACGGTACGGAATCCGGTTACCTTACCGGACTATCTGCCATTTTCCGTGCCGGTATTTCCAATATCACCATAACGGTTGAACGGAATGTGGATAATAATGATGACGAGGAAGAAAGCGATGACGGGGAAAATATGGATGAAGAGACGAACGATATCATCGAGACTTTCAATTTCGCGAAATTCTATGTATTCCTGCACAAATCTTTTTTTAAGACCTATAATGGCGAGCGTGCTCCCTATATCGAACGTTGTGCTGAAATAATCAGCTACGCGGAAGATTCGGTACGCATCATCAACTTTACCTACTTTCAGAATTGCCTGGGGCTGACCAAGCAAGCCTTGAATGAAATACTCAAGCCCTATCTGGCCAAACGCAAATCACGCATGGCCATCAATGCACAACGGACGGACGATGACTATACTGAAGAGAATTATGACCCGGACGAACTTCCCCGTTATGTCCAGGACAATCCGGAATATCTGCAGATGTTCCAGCAATGCAATTACTATCCGAAGTTAAACAAGCAGGGGGAGCCGGTATGCTACCTTTTCAAGAATGAGAAGTCCGGCCATACCATGGTCGGTGACTTCTATATGATTCCACTCTTGCATATTTACTCGGACAACGACGAGGAAAACAAGCGTGTCCTTAGAATAAACCGCCGTTATTACAAGACACCGCTTTACATTGAGGTGAATTCCAAAGTCCTGGCCAAGAAAAGCACTATTGAGGAAAAGCTAATTATGCTGGAAGCAGTCAACTTCACCAATGGTGAAGAGAAACATTGGACTAAAATACGTGAATATATGAGCAGACATTATGTTACTTGCACAGAGGTTTCCACATACGGGAACCAACAAGAAGACGGTTTCTCCCGACGGGAAGACCAACAGTTTTTTGCCTTTGCCAACGGCATCTTCCATGTTGTTGACGGAATACCGAGATTTGATGCGGTGAATGAGCTTGGAGTGGTCACCCACAATGGCAAGAACTATTATCTACCGGCATTCTCCACCATATATGCCGGTTCCGGCAAGCAGTCCGACAAGTATGAACTTATTTCACAGCTTGTCTATAAGGAAATCCCTATAAACAAACGTTGTACTTTCGACGAATGGGCCTCACTGATGGACCGTGTATATAAAATCAATGACAACGGGAAATGGGCCATTCTCTTTGCCATCATGTGCGCTTTCCGAAGCAATATACACTGCATAGACCGTTTGTTTACAGCACCATTCTTTATGGGACCGATGTCATCCGGAAAAACACAGATTGCGATATCCATCCGTTCCCTATTCATATCTCCGAAAATACCAATTTTCAACCTGAACATCGGTACTGATGCAGCCATGTCCACATTGATGAGCACTTTCCGGGATGTTCCGGTTGTCCTTGATGAATACAACAATAAAGATATATCAGATATAAAGTTCCAGGCACTTAAAGGAATAGTATATGATGGTGATGGAAGACAGAAGCGTAAAGGCACATCCGGCAAGGAGATAGAAAACGACAAGGTGTACGCGCCGGTCGTCATTTGCGGTCAGGAAACTCCCCAACGTGACGACAATGCACTTATGTCACGTATTATAGTCTGCGAAGTCCCCAAACCGAAAAACCGAACCCAAGAGGAAGTGGAGCTTTTCAACAAACTCAAGGATATAGAGGACCCGGCCAAAATCGGGTTGTCGAATGTCCTATTTGAAGTCCTTCAGCTACGTCCGCTGGTGATGCAGCATTTCCGGGCACTGAAACAGAAATCCTATGATGAATTGAAGCAGGCACTGGTGAATGCCGGTGAGATTGACCGCCTCATGAAGACTGCATCATTGTTTCTGGCGACATGCAGACTGATTGAGGATTATACAGAGTTGAAATTACCGTTCACCTATGAGGAGTTTTTTAAAATAGCCTGCGATAAAATCAAATTCCAGGTGGAACTGATTTCCAAGACGGATAAGCTGGCTACGTTCTTCAAGGCTATGGATGTGATGATTGATACCAAGGCAATCAGGGAAGGCAGGGACTTCTCCATTGATACACCGGAACGAATCACCATCAAGCTGCCCGGAGGAGAGAAAAAGGAGGTTCCTATTCCTGCAGGAACCCGCGTGTTATTCCTACGCGTCAGTACCATCTATACGCAGTACGCACGTTCTTCATATAATCAGGAAGACTCAACGCAGTCGACCATCGAGCAGAACCTCCGCTCCCATCCCAGTTACCTGGGCTTTGTCCATGCACGCCGGTTCAATTGGTATGAAGTCGTGGAGGTACCACGCGGCGGTTTCGAGGAAGATACTCCCAATGAAACCGGAATTCCGGTAAAGCTTAACAATGACATGGTGCGTAAAGTTGAGAAGAAGTGTACCAATTCCAGTTGCATAGCTATCAACTACGAAATTTTCAGAGAATTATATAGCATTGATTTGCAACGCGGTTCTGAAGAATCCCGTGTTGACGATAATCCCGACAATGACCCTATCGGAGCAATCGGTGCCCCCCAAGAGCTGAAGTTCTGATGTTACATTTTCCTATATCACAAACCAGACATTTATTCCCGGTGGCCGTCCCATCGGGAATAAATGCTTTTTTATATTCTGATTTACGGACATTTCGTTCGGTTTCATCACCCTGGTATATTATGATACTTCCCTACTCCATCCCCCGGGCCCCCTGGAATAAAAAGATAAGCAATATAGAGGGAGTTTTGAAAAGAAAATATTTCAAAAGAGGCGTCCAACAGTCCAACAGTCCAACAAGAGAAAGGATTTTAAAATGTAACTCTCTGTTGTATAGTAGTATATATTTTCTATTTAATCATATATATATACTACAATGGCGTTGTCTTGTTGGACGCTGTTGGACGTGTTGGATTGCCATTTTTCAACCATCCAACTGGCTCCGTCCAACAAAAACGGCAAAAAATGCGGCTTGTTGGACGTGTTGGACGTCCTCCAACAGTATTTTCTTTATAGTAAATTTGTATAACTAAATAATAATCAGTAACTTTAATAATGCTGTTGGACTGTAGGACAGTTGGAAGCAAAAATAAACAAAAACGGTTTCAAAAAATTTTTTTAAGGAAATGAGCATGATTACGACGAGTATTTCAATTACACCTTACCTGGCTGAATATCTGCGTGGAAAGTACAACAACGGTGCGGATGAACCTTTCCGTATTCCTGACAATACGGACTTGTACCATGTGATATGGACGCTGATGTCACGGCGCCATCAGAACCAGTCTCCCATAGATGATGGTAATCTGACTATCATACTCCCGGAGAGGCGTATCGGCAAGAATCCGGAAGTGTATAACTATCTGTCCCCACGGGCGGCCAAAATTATAGAAATGGAAATACGCAGGATGTTCAACCGGGAACTTCATACGGCAATGGACGAGAACGACTTGAACGGACATGAGCTGAACAATCTCGATATCGTTCACAATTTCCTATGTGCGTATTGCATAGACAGCATCAGTGAGGATGCGTTGCTGAAGAACTTCTATCGGTGGCGGGAGAACATCCGCAAGCGGAAAAAGCGCCGCGAATACAAAAAGAAGTTAAAAAACAGCTAAAAAATCACCGACCGAACTATGCATTTTGTCCCAAAATGGAGGATAAAATGTCCTATGCGTGGCGAACTTGTTGAATTACAAATAAATATCCTAATATGAAAGAACTTTCCATTCAGATTAAAGTCTATCCGGTGAGTAACATGCGCCAGGATGTCTATCGGTTCATGGCCGATGAGTTTGAGTTTACTCCGGTACCGGAATCTTCAGAGGCGGGCCGCTGTTTCAATTGCAATAAAGATATAAGCATAAGCCTTCCTCCATCCGGAGTGATGAAAGACTTCCTGGCAGGCAGGTTCTGCATTGTCGAGTTCACTGACACCAGGCACCGGAGTTTCCGGATCGGGGACAAAAAAATACCCGCCATTGTCTCGATATCGCCCAATCTGAATTCGGCGACTCTGAAAATTGAATGCAAAATGCTCAGTTCCCCGCTATTGTAGCGTCCTTCACCCCTTTCTGCAGGCTGCCTATCTTCGCTGAAAAGATACGCAATGAACAGAACTTATCTACGCCAGCTTCTTACTTTAAATATACACCGGCTTCTTATCACGGCAGAGGGCTTGTCTTCTGCCATGATAGAGGCTTTTCCATTGGTGTCCGCTGACAGTCTGCAGCCGACATCCTTTTTCTTCAATGAAAATCCTCCCACATATAAAGAGACATCGAAAAAGGCCCTTTCACTTCTTCAGCAGGAAATGAAGGCCCGTTCAGAACTCCAGGGTATAACCGTCACCGATGACTTCTATTCTGACGAACTTCCTGAAGGCAGTATCGCCTATCACCGTATCTGGGGATTCATCACCTCAGATTGTCAGTGGTATTTCTCCTCCAAGCAGTTCGAACGGGACCTGCTTGCGGCAGAAGCCAATCCGGCCATAACCTGCCATTTCCTGCATGTGAACTCTCCGGGAGGGGAAGCATGGTATATGGACAGACTCAGTGAGACGATGCGCTCACTCGGCAAACCCGTCATGACATTGGTGGAGCAGTGCAACTGTTCGGCCAGCTATTATATAACCTGCCATTCCAGTTTCATTGCCGCACTCACGGCCTATGATACCATCGGCTGCATAGGAACCATGATTTCCACTTGTAACTATGACGGATGGTTCGAAAAGATGGGTCTCAAACTCATCCAGGCCAAAGCCACGAAATCAGACCTGAAGAATAAAAAGACGGATGACTTGCTCAGAGGGAACCCGGAACAGTATATCAAAGAAGAACTGGATCCACCCAATGAACAGTTCCTTGCCGCCGTTCTTGCGTCCAGACCGCAACTGGGCAACCTGCCGGAAGACGATCCGGTATTCCGTGGTGAAACGTTCGATACTCCGCATGCCATCGATAAAGGGCTGGTTGACGCCTCCATGACTTTTCCCGAAGCTGTGGCTAAGGCTGTAGAACTCGGTCGCAGCTATATGGAGATTGAGAATATAAAAAGAAGTGCTCTCAACTATTTATAACTTAACTTTTGTTTATCATGAATTTAAAGGAAAGAATTCAGACCGTCCTGCAGAAACTGAATCTGCTGGACAAAGCGAAAGCCAATCAACTGACCCAGGAAGAATGGGGACAGATAGTCAACTCCTATAATCAGGAGTATCAGTCTATCCTTCAGGATGACTTGGCTGCGGACCAGGCGGCGCAACGGCAAACGGTTGCCGTCACCCAGGAACAGATTGACCAGGTACAGTCCATTCTTGGAAGTATCGTCAATCCGGTACAAACCAATTCAACAGCCACGGAAGAGGGAAACGGCGGGAATGGACCGGTGCAGACCGTAGCACAGCCAGCCAACGGTGAAGGCCTAGTGCAACTGGCCACTGCCGTGCAAAGTCTGGTTGACAATATGAATAACCGTGCGGAGGACGATATCCCCTCCCGGACAGTGACAGCCTCTTCCATCATGTTCACGGGACCGGCAGACCGTTCCCAGTATCTTTTCGGTATCGAAAACCCGATGTTCTCCATGTCCGAACGCTGGAATAGGATTGCTGTCAATCCGGCCTTAGCTTCTTCTTTCGGTCCATGGGATGAAGAGAATGAAGGAGCCGCTTTCCGTCGACAGGCCGTTACTTTCTCCCGTTCACTGCAGCAGCGTTACAGCTATCTGCACAGAAACGGCATGCTTGACGCCAAACGCCTGGCAGCCGGAGAATTCAGTACGAATTACGAAGGGGTGAACACAGCCGGTGTGGGTAACCAGTATGTGGTTCTGCGTCAGGATGCCCTGATAGCCCGTGTACTCGCAGTCCGCGACCTCACGCAGTATTTCCCCGTCCGCTATGGAATTCAGGACCATGACCTCGTGTTCAATGCCTTCTTCTCCGAAGTTTCCCAAGCTTACCAACAGGGTGAAATCTGGAAGAGTGACATGAAGCTTGAGAACGAGATGGGCCATGTGGACGATGCGATGATCAAGCTCAAGTTCGGTCCGATGAAAGAGCTGGAACGCATGTACATCGCCTATCTGAACAAGGAAGGCTCCGACCCTATCAAATGGAACATGATCGAGTTCTGCATCCTGAACTCATTGGAAACCGCTCAGGTGGAGCAGAACAAACGCCGTATGCGCGGTATCTATGTCAAACCGGAAACGGGTGTCGCAGGCAGCTACCTGAACGCATCGACCGGAATCATATACACGTTGGTCCGCTACATGCATGAGTTCAAGATCCTTCCCCATGACGACGAGTCCTATCGCAGCTACACGGCTTCCAACATGCTGGATTCCGTTCAGGAGTTTGTCAGCGATGTAGTCACGTCCTGCACTGAAGACATGGACCTTGACCGTCACGTCCTCTATCTGAATAAGACCCATCTGCCCTGGTGGATTAAGAATGTACGCGCCAAATATGGAAAGGACATTGATTTTACCGGTCCAGACAGCTACAAGTTCGTGGTTCCTGACACGAATATGCGTATCATCTGGCTGCCTTACCTCGGCCAGCTTCCTCTCATGTTCATAGACGTTCCCGGCAACCTCCAGTTCCTGGAGTTCGTACCGGGCGAGATGCTCTCCATCAAGGTAAAGGATGACATGGAGCTTGTCAAGGCATGGTCCACCTGGAAAGAGGGTTGTGCAGCGTCGTTCACCGGCCGCCGTTTTGACAGTCTGGATAAACTGAAGGCCAACAATTACGAATGGCAGCAGATTTTCATGAACAAACCTGCCGTCGATATGGCAGCAGACGCGACCACTGTCGATGCTTCAAAGGGATTCTGGCAGATAACAGCGGCCAACACTGCCGCCAAAGCCATTACGGACATTACGGGAGCCAAAGCCGGTGTAGCCTACATCATTGAATGTGGCAGCACAGAGAATGCCACTACCATCGCCAAGTCGGACAAGTTCGCCGATATTACGGAAGCTTATACTCCTACCAAAGAGGGTGACTATATCATGGTAATCCTGAACAGCAAGGGGAACTTCCTGGAACTGGAACGTCAGGTAGGCGGTGTACGCAAGGTGAACGCTGCACTCCAGCCCAACATTCCTGGAGTCAGATAATTGCTTGTCTATAAGAACAGATTGTTTTCAGATAGCGCGGGGCGGGTCCACTTAAGCCCGCTCCGTGTTTTTTATAACTTAAAAATTAAAATTGTATGAAAGCAAAAAGAATTTCAAATCCTTTCCGTAAAGGGAACCAGGCCGCCCGTAAGATGCAGGTCCGGTTTTTCCTTTCGCTGATGGTGCTTCTGGCACTCGTGTTTATTCTTGACATGGTCATGTCTCCCGGTTCTGTGCTGGGAATTTACGGATTTTCCGGTACCACACTGGCCGCCATGATGGTCATCGGTGACGTGAATGACGTATCCGACCGAAAAACGCATGGCTCAAACATCGCCTATAAGATTTATTTGGTGGATATCGACCAGGTAAATTCCGATGTGCCCTTTCCGCTTCCTAACCAGCAACGAGAGATAAGCACCATCCCGATGAAAGCCGGACAATACATGAAGTACTTTGCGGCTCACGATATTCCCACCTACACTTCAACCGGCGAGAAGGGTGACATTACCACCAGCGGTACCAACACTTTTGTTGCCGTCATGGGCGGCATGCGTGACCAGCTGCTCGATTTCATTGAACAGCATGCCGGAGGCAAGTTCATCATCCTTTTCAAGGAAGTGGGCGATGCGCAGTGGTACATTCTCGGCAACTATGACCGTCCGATGGTACTCTCCTCCTTCGAGTCCAAAAACGACAAGGACGGGCGTTATGTAACCTATACCTTCACACGTACAAGCATTGACCAGTACTATAAGTATACGGGCGATATTGTCCGTGCTCCGGCAGCGGCTCACACGGCTGATGCAACGGCACTTGCCATTAAATCCACCAACAACCGTTATGCAATCCCCGATGGCAGTGAAGGCACATACGCCATTTCCACTGTCAGCGGATTGACAGCCAATGATAAGGGACGTTACATCACACTTGAGGGTACCGGTACCGACAAGGCGGCCACCATTGCCGACGGCAACAGCTTTGTGCTTGAGGATGGAGCTACCTGGACAGCCAAAGCGGGTTCCTCCATCACCTTCATGGTGCTTGATGCCTCTACACTTGTCGAGGTATCCGGTAGCCGTGTGCAGACAGCTTAGTAAAAAACACCTCTTACAAGTCAGCAGAATTCCCTTATAGGCAGCGTGTTGGCTTGTAAGACTTAAATCTGTATGTTATGTATAGTTTCAAAGAAAAGAAGACACATTTCGTGGCTCTCCGGAATCCGGATGTGGCACAATATGACCTTGAGTTACTGGCTAAAGAAGTTCCTGGATTTCCGCAGCTTGCCACATTCTCACGCAATCCCAAACGTTATGCCGATGATATCCTTTATGCACTGTTAGATTGTGCTACACGTGAGAAGATACGTGAGTATCGCCGGGCTATGATCGCAAAAGAGGCAGAAGATGCCGGAGAAAAGAAAACAGAAGCCCCTGCTGCGGAAAAACCGGCCGAAAAAAAACAGCAAATGCCCGAAGGGGAAACAACACATACTGAAGAGACCGGTCCACATGATGACGTGGAAAAGCCTGAAACAGCTCCGGCTGACAACTCGGCAGAAGAGTTGAAACAAGCGCTTGAGGAAGCGGAAGCCCGTGCTGAAGAAGCCGAACAGCGTGCCGATGAAGCGGAGGAAGCCAGGGATGAAGCGGAAGCCCGTGCCCAGGAGACTGAGCAGGCTCTGGAAGAAGAGAAAAAAAAAGAGCCGGCCAAAGAAACTCCGGAAAAGTCCAAAAACAAGAGGAATACCCGCAAATCGACTGGGACAACCTCTTCGACCCGCAAGTCCAAATAGCCACACTCATCTACAACGACCGTGTGGTCACTTGGAAACAGATGAAGCAGCTCGACGAAAGTCTGGAAAGAAAACCGCAGAAGCGTGACATCATGGACATGGTGGAACTGCGTATCCGTAATCTCCAGGCATTCGATGAGCTGCAATCGTTCAACGACACTGGGAAGTTCCTCTACATTCATCCGCTCATAGCCCACCAGTCAGAGAGAGCACAACTGGAGAAGCTGCTGCAGACGGACCCGCAGGAGTTCCTGCGCCTGCATAAGAACGTGACGGACAATATCCGCAGATACGAGTGTTACCTGAAACGCGCTGACAGGCAAAACAAGCGCACCCAAGACAAGGAGAATCTCCGACGTCACCGTGAACGGGAATCACTGTTCAAAGCAATATTGCAAAAATTCAATTCGAAGTAAAATGGAAAAGCTGATAGAAGTATTTAATTTGGGTGGTTTGCCTACTGCCCCGCTGGATTCGTTCTTGGAGCTTCAGGAGGACTTCAAGAAGTCTGATCCTGACAAATTATCGAAACTGCAGATGCTTATCATCACCCGTGGTTTCAAGTATGCATTCAAAGCCTGGCAGGATCCGGACGGAAAGCTCTGGATTATCGATGCCCACCAGAGACGGAAAGCACTGCTTGCATTGCGCAAGTCCGGGTTTACAATACCGGAAATACCTTATGAACCCATTTTTGCGGCAGACAAGAAGGAAGCGGTAGAGGAAATCGCAGCCTATAATTCCGAGTTTGCCACCAGGAATCCGGATACCCTGCTGTTCAAAAAATATAATATAGATTCTGACACCCTGCAGCGCTTCAACCTGGGTTATGAGGTCAAGACCACTGATTTCGGGCAGCTATCTCCCTTGTTTGCCCAAGAGCATGAGTCGGAAAATGTGCAGGAAGATGCCACCGATTTTAATGTTCCTGCATCTGAAGATACTGTAATTGCCAGACCCGGCGATATATGGTTGCTCGGCAGTCACCGGCTGATGTGTGGCGATTGCCGTTCCAAAGCGGACATCACGGCGCTAATGAACGGGCAGCATGCGGACTTGTGCGTCACAGACCCGCCGTACAACGTGAACTATGAAGGCAGTACAGAGGAGGAACTCACCATTCAGAACGATTCCATGGAAAACGACTTGTTCGCCACCTTTCTCAGGCAAGTGTTTTCTGTCATGTTCGCCGTACTCAAGCCAGGAGGATCCTACTATATATTCCATGCGGACAGTGAAGGCGAGAATTTCCGGGCTTCTCTCAGGAAAGCGGGATTCAAGATTGCACAATGCTGCATCTGGGTAAAAAATACTATGGTGATGGGACGCCAGGATTATCAATGGCAGCATGAACCTTGTCTCTATGGCTGGAAACCGGGTGCCGGACATCAATGGAATTCCGACCGTAAGCAGACTACTGTCTGGAATTTCGACAAGCCGCAGCGCAATGCCATACATCCGACAATGAAGCCCATAGCCCTTATGGCATATCCCATATCCAATTCCAGCACTCCCGGTCAGATAGTCCTCGACATCTTCTCTGGTTCCGGTTCAACCCTCATGGCATGCCAGCAGATAGACCGTATCTGTCATGCTATGGAGATAGACCCGAAATATGTCACCGCCACCATTCACCGATACCGCGCCATGTTCCCTGAACAGCCCATCCGGTTAGTCCGGAACGGAGAATTACTGGATGTGGAACAGACAGCAAAGATTATGACTGCCCCAAACAAGGTAATCCAATGAGACATGCATCACTTTTCAGCGGAATAGGTGCGCCGGAATTGGCCGCTTATTGGTTGGGTTGGGAAAATGTATTCCATTGTGAAATCAACCCATTTTGTAGACAAGTACTTAATTATTGGTTCACTAATTCAAAAAGTTATGAGGATATCACAAAAACAGATTTTAGAGAATGGCAAGGGAAAATTGATGTCCTCACGGGAGGATTTCCATGCCAACCGTTCAGTGTGGCCGGAAAGAGAAAGGGAACAGAAGATAACCGCTACCTCTGGCCGGAATTTAAACGTGCCATACGGGAAATCAGACCGCCTTGGGTTGTTGGTGAGAATGTTGCTGGCATCTTATCAATGGTACAACCCGGCAAGAAGGCTGACATGGAAAGTATGCCGGCTACGGAGCATGAGGATAAACAGGAGTTTGTCATCGAAACCATCTGCAAGGACCTTGAAGCCGAAGGATATACTGTCCAACCGATTGTTATACCGGCTTGTGCCGTCGGTGCGCCCCATAGAAGAGACAGAGTCTGGTTCATCGCTTGTAACAACAGCTTCAGATTACGAAAAAAAAAGAGTGAAGGAAAATCGGATACGGATGGCAGAATACCTCCGTACGAATTTGTTGCAGACTCCCACGACTGTCCAACGTTGCGAAGCACCGGAAAAAATGAAGGAAAGGGCACTCAAAAAGGGATACAAGAACGGAACGACATACAACAGTCTGCTAAGCCAGCTTGTTTATGGGGGACTTCTTCCTACTCCTCAAGCGGCAGACAGTTCAATTGGTGCAGTAATAGGACAGAACGACCGCTTTATCATTACGAAGAACGGGATGTTTCGGAAAGTGAATCAGAACGGTTCGAACGGAAGTGTAGGACTTGGAAGGATTTTCCATCTGATGAGCACACCGACTGCATCGGATTGGAAGGGAGGCTCGACAAGGAAAAACCCCTCTCTCCAGAGAACGAGTCTGCGTGGGGAAATACATGCGGATTACGGTATTGGGAAGACTTCCCAACTCAACCCCCTATTTGTCGAGGAGATGATGGGATTTCCGACCTATTGGATACTGATGCCATTTTTAAAGGCTCCCGGTCCATCCGTCAAAACCCTTATTCCAGATGGAGGACAGAAGCTATAAAAGCCTATGGAAATGCCATGGTGCCGCAAGTGATATATCAGATATATAAGACCATCAACGAAATAGAACAATAACATGAAAAATGAAATCAGTCCAACTTCAAATGTCGATAAGGCCACCTTGATAGGTGACGAATATGTATCCCAGGTGCGTACTTTCGGTGCCTTGGGGTACACTCCCCAACGTATATGTACGCTTCTCGGCCTGCGTGGAAAAGAAAAAACGGCACTTATAGTCCGTCTGTCGATACCCGGTGACGTATATTACGACGCCTACCGTAACGGTTGTGCCCTGGGAGAATACAATATCGATGCCGAACTTGCCAAGAAAGCCGAGACCGGTGATGTGTCGGCCATTGAGACCTTGGAAACACGTAAGCAGGAACGGACAGTCAAAGACTTAAGAAACCAACTCTTTGGAATATGACCAGACTCGACACCCTTGATAAGATACATCCGGACTTGATATCCGCATTCCTCACTACCGGGAAGTGTGATGGCATTCCTGCCGATGTGCAGTTATTCCTCAAGCAGCTGCAATGGGCGGCGGAGATTTACGAATACGAGCGTAACATCACCCGTGCCGCCAAGCAGCTGCGCCAGCGCATCAATGCCCAGCAGCAGATAAATGTGGATGAACGTACATGTAAGGCACGCATTTATGCGGCCATCAATTACTTCAATATCGACAACAATGTGTCCATCAAGGTGTGGGAGTCCAACTATGCCGACAAGTACGAGGATCTTGCCAAACTATGTGCGGCTGCCGGTGACTACAAGACCCAGGGCAAGTGCTATGCCGCCGCCCTGGAGTGCCGTCGCCGTGCCGCCGAGATTGCCGAAGCCGACCGTAACCTGGGGATTGTCTTCCTGATATCTCCCGAACTTACTCCGGAAGACCTGGGATACAGCAAGGCCTCCCTGAAGGAGATTGCCTCCAAGCACAATAAAGGCTTCTATCTGAACTTGATAGAGAACCTTCCCATCGAGAAGGCCGAGAAGAAGCGTCTGCTGCGCGATGCGGATATTGAGGAAGCTGAATACGAAGAACTTAATGAAGAGTGAAATGGAAACAGATATTGAAACCACTTCCCGGTTTGAGGAATACTACATGAACCAGATGCAGATACTGGTCAATGTCATCGATGCCAACAACATATTTGCCGAGGTGGCGCGTGCAGGTGGCAAGACGGAAGGTATCACCGGCCCACGTATCATCCGTGTAGCCAATGACATGCCGGGCGAGCTGTCGTTTCTGGTACATAAGACCTACGTTGCCCTGATGACGAACGTATGGCCCAACCTTCAGGCTTATTTCTCCAGGGAAGTCACCATAGGTGGGAAGGTGCGTTCCATGCTGGAATATGGTATTGACTATGTGGTGGGCGAAAATAAGCTCCCTTCTCATTTCCGCAAGCCCCGATATCCCATATCCTACCCCAAACACAGTGTCGTTTTCCGGGATGGCCATCACATCCAGTTGGTAAGTTCGGACCAGCCGGAGTCCGTTGCCGGACGCTCTGCCGTCCACGCCATCATTGAAGAGATGAAACACAACAAAGGGGAGAAATTGAAAACCCGCTTGTTCCCTTCCCTCCGTGGTGCCAGTGCCGAAATACGCCGGTCACCTTATTACCAAGGAATCACGGGCGTATCCGATACCGCGCGTGTGGACCTCGGCGAAGATGACTGGTTCGAGGAATATGAGAAGAATATGGATACGAAACTGATGGAGGAAATATCTACAGTAGCGCTTCATGTAAATGTAGCTATCTATCAGAAATACAAACTTATAAATTCCCAACGGGAAACTACAAATCCCGTTACCCTTGAACGTATCCGTCTTGAAATCATCAGGCAGGACCGCATCATATCCTTATGGCAGCCCCGCCTGGCGGACATGCGCCGTAACGCCACGTTGTACGTCCGTGCCAGTTCCTTCTGCAACAAGGATATTCTTGGTCCGAAGTTCTTCAAGACGCAGCTTGAGACCTTGGATATGGACGAATTCCTCACTTCCATCTGCGCTATCCGCCATAAGGAGGTTATCAACAAGTTCTTCGCAAACTACAACAAGGAGAAACATCAGTATGCAGACAGCTATATTTATGAATCCATTCTACGACTTGACCTGCGGGAACATTTTCTACTCACAGCCCGCTATTTGAAGTACTACAACAAGCGTGACGAGCTTTTGGTAGGATATGACCCCGGGCACTTCTCCAGCCTTGTTGTCGGGCAGGAAAAGGAATACGGCCGTCAGCTCCGCATAATCAAAGAGTTCTATTGCTGCTACCCGGATGAACAGCCCGAACTCGCCCGTCAGTTCTACGAGTTTTTCGGTACCGATGCTCTGAATAAACGTATCGTCCTCTATCCTGACCGTGCCGGGAATAAACGTCGTGAAGAACTGGAGCAGATTACCACCGACAGCCGTGCCCTGAAGCGTGAGCTGGAAAGTTATGGCTTTGAGGTGGAACTGATGAACGAAGGGCAGGCCACCGTCTACCATTGGCAGCAGTTCAAGTTGTTGCTTCTTATGTTTGGAGGCCGGAGCAATGCCTTGCCGGAAATTTTGATAGACGAGAACGAGTGCAGGAATCTTTGCAGTGCCATCATGCTGTCACCGTTGAAAAAAACGGAAGGCCGCATCGAGCTGGACAAATCGTCGGAAAAGAAAGTGCCTCTCAAGAACCAGGCCGGACTGACAACACAGCTTCCCAGTGCCCTGATTTATCTTCTTTTCGGGCGTTATGGAAACAAAGTGTTGAGTGAATTATCATCCATGCCGGACAATTTACCTGATAATCTGGCTATATAACGGCTGTTTTTCACTATAAAAATAGTCAGTAAAGATACAATAATGGTATCGTTTGACATTAAAACAAACGCTTTTCATTTGGAAACCAGACTTTTATATTTTTGAAAAAGGAAAGCGTTTTCTTCGTGAGGTGCTGTTCAGCACGCACCGCTGAGTTTTGGAGTTGCAAGGCATTCTTCGAGGTTCCTCGGAAATATGACGGAGGGTGCTTCCCGTCCTTTTTCCCGCAGTAGAAACCTGCTACTTTCGGGCATGGAAATGACAATGACCGGTATTCAAGCGATGCAATGGGCCAAGGAGATATCAAAACTGCCTGACGGCTGCTTTACCATTGCCTTCTTCCCGTGTTCCAGGCATAAGGGGGAGGCATCAGCCACATTGACAGTTAAAGAAGGATGCAGATGGCGTACTCAACTGCCTGAAGAAAGATTCAGTATAGATAGTGATAACTTCTTTCTGTTTACAGACGCAGACGGGGAACCCAAGATGTGCTACCGTATTCTCATCAGGTACATGGGCTTTCCTCAAGATGGTTTCAAACTTCATAAAATAGATTGGTTATGAGTAAAGGCAATCTCAAAATGGTAGGCAACTTCGGTTGCTATCTTGACGATGACAATGTAATATCCTTCCAGATTGGAGACAGGCCAATGGCTTCAGTCCTGGAACCGGACCCGATGTTCCCCCTGAGTGGAGGAAGTCTTCCGGATACACAGTGGCAGAGCATCCAGGGATTCCAGGTGTGCAGCCGTGGCTTCAACAACATGAAATGCGAGGAAGTCGCGTCCGACATAAAGAAGAACCGGCTTCTGCCGAGATTGATTACCAAGCAGGTCAGCATGTTGTATGGTCATGGGCTTGCCGTGTACAAGCCGGCAATCGTGGACGGGAAACTTCAGAAACAGTGGGTTGACTGTCCGGAAATCATGGACTGGCTCAACAGTTGGGAACAGCGCGGTCTTGAATCGGGTTATAAGGAAGTGGCCAAATCAATCATTAAGAACTACTACTATTTCAGGGACTGTTTCGTAAAGTGGCGCTTCACAAAGGGAAAAGCAAGAGGGACGATGCCCGTTGCCGGTCTTGAATCCATGGAGAACAGACATTGCAGGCTGGCCACCACCAAGAAGGATGTGGCGACAGATGTTGTCTACTACCGGGATTTCCGCTACATTGCCGTAGGGCGTTGGGGGTATGGCACCTCCACTTTCCGCATCTATCCGAAGTTTTCCTTTTCAGAGCTTGCCAATTACAGATTCGCGGCCATTTCCCATCACCGGGAAAAATCCGTGGATGAGTTCTACGGTGTGAACGAAACCCATGCCGGTACCAGATCCTACATCAAGGGTTCCAACGATACGGCTGATTATATAAACTCCTTTTTACGTAATTCGCTTGCCGCCAAGATACACATTGTCATCCCCAATGCCTGGCTTGAGTCCAAGAGGATCCAGATAACCAAACTCTGCGACGAGAATAAACGGCGCAAGAAGAACAATGAGGAAGAACTGATGTACAATGGCATCGTGATTGGTTCGGAATTCAAGGAATCCACCCTGATAAAGTATCTGCAGTCTGAACTGCGCAAGATCTCCCGCTATCTGTCCGGTGCAGACAACCAGGGTAAGGCCTATGCGACAATCAGCTTCAAGAACAGCCAGGGCGAAGAGGAACGCTGGAAGATAGAGACGGTTGATTTGAAATACAAGGAATATATCGATGCCTTGATATCCTATGACAAACGCGCCGATGAGGTGCTGCTGTCAAGCGTGGGACTTGACTCCTCCATCTCCAGTGTCAGCAAGGACGGGGTCATATCCAAATCAGGAGCCGATGCGTATTACAACTATCTGATATACATTATGTCACTGACCTCGGAAGACGAAATCTGCTCCGAACCGTTCAATATGGCCGTACAGATAAACTTTCCCCATTTATACAGCCAGGGGTACCGTCTTGGATTCTATCGAGAAGTCCCGGCACGCCAGGAAGATGTTTCACCTCAAAACAGACTAAATCAGCAACAGTCATGAGAATATTGGAAGAACTGTTTACCACCATTTCGGAATTTCGGAAGTATGCTCCCTATGCAGAGAGCAATGTCACTTTCGACCAGCTCAATTCGTCTGCCATTTCTGCGAAAAAGCAGATGGTTATCATCCTTACCAAAGATGTCTACACCGATCTGACGGCAGATGAGGGCGAACTGAAGGAGGCCCTGCGTCTTGCGATGGCCAATCTTACCATGGCCAAACAGCTCATTTTTGATGTTGTATCCAAGCGTAAGGATGATGTCGATATATACAAGCATGAGCAGGAAAGCATGCGCAGGTCGTATATCGAGAATTATTATAATGCCATGGATACTGTCATCCAGTTGCTTGACAACAGTCAGACCGTGCCCTCCTGGAAAGAAACGAGATACAAAAAGATGCTTGATGTTCTTAAAATAAAGAGTACGGAGGAGTTCGACATGCTGTATACGATAGACATGTCCTATCTGTTCTTTTTCCGGACCATACCGATCCAGAGCGAAGCGCTGGATGACGGGATATCGGCCTATTTTGAACGGGCAGAGAAAAAGGAGGAGGTATTGCGCCCGCTCAAACGATGCCTCGCCAAGCAGACCATAGCCATTGCCCTGCGGAGATTTGACATTATAGAGTTTCCACCGACAATAAGAAGTCTGTTTGACGAGTCTAAGGCAAGCAGGTCTGGGAAGGATGAGCAGGCCCGCATGCTTGAGTTGTCAGCTTCTCTGCTTGAAGAGGTGAAGCGGGAACTGGCCAATATAGATCTGCTTTTGTCAACGGACAGTTCCGGCTCTGTAGATACGAACACATCCTTTAACCGTCCGGACGACATAATAATGCTGATGCCATGCTGACAATAGATTTTATAACAAAAGGAATGCAATACAGCATCCCCAATTCCTGGGATGGATTAACTCCTTATCACTTCCAAGCACTCATGCGTGATATACAAAGGTTTGCGGAGGGAAAAATATCCGTCGGCATGGTCCGTGTGAATTATGTTTGCCGGATTATGGGATGGAATCTTCAAAAAATAAGGAATACGGATGGATGGGCAAATGTGGCCTGGCTTGCAGAGCAGGTGACATTTCCGTTCACGATTGTCTATCCGGATAATGATGCAGCACTCCAGGAATTGGATTCTGAAACATACAGACTCTGTAAGAAGATACCACCACACCGGTTGCATGGAATAACCATATCCAGGTATCTGGACAGACTGGACTACAAATATGCAGTCGACTCATGTTTCTGCAAACAACTGGTTCCGGCGATACATCTTGAGGATGAAACTTTTTTTGCCTATAATATAGAAACCATGTTCAACCGTCTTACTTGCTCGCTTACGGCACTCCAGTTCATAGAGGCACGTGGTCTCCTTGGATGTCCGAAAGAGCAGCTTCCGTTATTGGCCGCTATCCTTTACTATCCGGACCGGTATTCATCTGCCGGAGCGCATAAGTTGGCACAGAAGTTCACTGGGCTGCCGATGGATGAGCTTATTTCCGTAGCCTTCAATTTTCAGGCCTTCACCAATTATCTGTTTACCAAAACTGAGTTCAAGTTGCTTACAGAACTTGAGGAGACCAAAGTTTCTGCCATTTCCACGGGTGCACTTGAGTCTCTGTACAACTTGAGTTCAGACGGGTTTGGGGATATTGAAACCATCGAACACATGAATGTCATCCAGTATTTGACCATCCTCCGGAAGAAAATTATTGATACAGTGCGCAGCCTGCATGCGGCCCAAATGGATAAAGCGGATATTGCCAGAGAAACCAGACTTCCAATTCACATAATAAATGAAATCCTATGATACTTGATTTGCTCAGATATTTTGCCCGTTTTCCAAAAAAAGAAGGAGTTGTCTCCATGTTCGCCAACGGCTCAAGTGACTTTATCCAATATGCGGAACTGCTTGGGTATGTCAAGAAACTTCCGGAACCGATAATGCCCGAACTTGAGAATCTTGTTTTCGGGCAGTCATACGATTACGTAAAGAAGCGCGTCGATAATATTACCGGCAACTATCTGTTCGTGGATTTCGGAGAATTCACATCAAGCCGTGACACACACAACTCCATTATTGACCGGCAAAAACTTGCTGCCACCATCGCCATGAAAGTTTCGGATTCCGCAGACATGGTTGAGACGGCCATTGCTTCTGAAATAACATTATCTCTCCTTGCGGAACTCAGAAAAAGGCTTATTCTTGATTCACGGTCTGAGGATTTGCCATGGCTTGATAAGATATCGGAGAATCATGACATTATCCCTTTTGTCTCATCCGAATTCAAATCCATAGGTTGGACACTCATGTTCAGTTCTGCAGCAACCGATTTGTTCAATGTCAAACCATCCCTTAGTGAGTAGCAGATATCGGACCATTAAATGGTTCAGAAACTTTTTGTTCATGTTGTTTATTTCCATCCTGGCCGTGGGCTGTCGAAGTTCGCGGTCAGGAGCTACTCCTGATTACTCTTTTCCGTCATCCCTACCACGAGAAATAATCATCTTTTTACTCACGCTAAACAAAGCTAACACACTGATAATAAATAAGATATTACTACGTTATGTGCGTTAATAGTGTTACCTTAGCTGTACGAAAAATAAAGGATAAAACATTATGAACGAACAAGTTACAAATATTCTTAACCAGAGCATAACGAAGACGGCAAAGATACAGCAGCTCCTTCTTTTAGGTCTGACCCGCCGCCAGGTAGCCGATTTGGTAACAAACGGAAATTACGGTTTCGTGCAGAACGTATACAAGAAAATGCTGGAAGCCGGAAGATTCGGTCAGCAACCGGCCATCGCAGCCTGCTCCGAATTGGACTATACTTTCAACAGACGTTTCGGCATCGAGATAGAGGCATATAACTGCGAAAAGGGAGTTCTTGCCCGTGAACTTCGTGAGGCCGGAATTGCAGTTGCAGTGGAAGGTTACAACCATAACACCCGCGACCATTGGAAGTTGGTTACAGACAGCAGTCTTAGAGGAAACGATACTTTCGAGCTGGTAAGCCCGATACTTGAAGGGGAAGCCGGATTGCAGGAACTTCAGAAAGTATGCTGGGTGCTCGATTATTGCAATGTGAAGGTGAACGACAGCTGCGGCCTTCATATACACATGGACGCTGCAGACTTTACCATTGAAACCTGGCGCAACCTTGCAATAACTTACCGCCGCCTCGAACCGGTAATCGACTCCTTTATGCCGAGTACCCGCCGGAACAACAGATATTGTAAATGCCTTACCGGAATTTCGGAACGCAGCATAACGGAGGCAGAGAACATCATGCAGCTACGTTCAGCCTTTGGAAACGACCGCTACCACAAATTGAACCTTGAGGCTTACGCACGCCACCGCACAGTTGAATTTCGCCAGCATTCGGGTACCACCAATTTCACAAAGATGGAAAATTGGATACGGTTTGCCGCCAACATGATTACCTTTGCAAAACATGGCATGGTGAATTCGGGATGCCCGCTTTCAAATATCCCCTTTCTGACAGCCGACCAAAAAGTATTTTTCAAATTGAGAACCAAAAAATTAGCATAATATGATGACAACTTACACTTTGCAGGATGGCGGTATAATTGCCGCCTCCTGCCCTGCAGACTTTGTAACCAAACTCCGTGAAAGCAGCCGTTTCGACAGTGAATGTACTGACCAGGAGTATATGTACCATTTCGCCGACCGTTTCCATGACCAGACGGGGCATGTAGTCCGAGCTGATACCCCGGAGCATTTTTTGGAGGATTTGCTTTCCAACGGGTATATGAAAGTAGAATAATCCCCTCCAAACAAAAGAAGGCTTCCAACTTGTGTGAAAGCCTTCTTTATATTGATGTGGTCGGTAGAACGAAAAATCCCCGTAGCGGTTCATACTACGGGGATAAGTTGTCATAAAACGTCTCTCAAGATATGGAGAGTGAACCTAATTGTTTGCTTATATCCTGGAGAGCGAAGTTGAATGTCTCCAAATCCTTTTTGCTGAGCGTATAAACTTTACCCCTAACTTTGCTGCCATTGATACGTTGGCTAAGCCATGCGGTACTTTTACCGAAATACTTCTTGGCAATGTATCCCAATGGAATGATTTCCGTATAGGGAGCTATTTGTTGCTTCAATGTGATATAGTTGTTCAATTCTTCAGCTTCTGATGAAACCTCCTTGTAGCCATTGATTAGGAAATCGGCTATTGCATCAACATCTTTTTGATCTGTGTATTTACTGGTTATTTCATCAGAGAGAGCAACATATTTCTCCATGGCATCCGGTGTGCCGGAGTGAGCGATTTCATGCAATTTCTTCAAATCATCTTTAAGTGCCATAAGCTTATTGTTTTGTGCTCCCCTTATGGGGAGCTTGTTTAACTTCATTTTTCCAATTCTTTCAAAACCTTTTCTAAAAGTGCTATCTGTTTGTCTGTTTCCAGTTTTGCATCCAAGAGTTCATCCATCTTCTGCCTACTCATTTGGTTTCCTGCATTCTTGAAAGTGTGTTCATACATTTTAGATAACAATTTTAACTGGGTAAGCTTTGCAACCAGTTGCATTTTTGTTTCTTTTTCCATATCTCTTTGTTTTAATGACAATGCAAATATACATAAATATTTCTTTATGCACAAATTCCATAAAGAAAATTTTATGTATTTCTTCTTTATTGAACAAAAATGCATTTTCTGCACATGAAAATTTTAACATGTGCAGAAATGGGGTATATTTGCACTTATAACTTAATATTCATACTGTATGAAAAAGGCACTTTTATTATTTGTGCTGATGAGCTTGACCTTATTCACTCATGCACAAGAGAACAATTACGAAGAACTAAAATTTTTCAAAGTGATTCAATCCGAAAATAATGCAGACAAAAATAGCCTATACGCTGCACTACGTAGTTTTATGGCTATTTATTATGCTAATTCCCAAAATGTTATTCAAATGGATGATAAAGACGCAGGAATTCTTATAGGGAAAGCTACATCTGTATTCGATTCTCCCAGTATGATGCTTTCTGCGTATGAAGGATGGTTAGACTATAATTTAAAGTTGCAAGCACGTGATGGACGGGTAAGAGTAGAAGTTTCTCATTTTTTTCATCATAACAAACCAGGAAATCAGAAAAAAGCACAATTAGGAGTTCTTACTAAGGCAGATGAATATACTGATAAAGGTATGCAAAAGAAGTATCACAATAAAGTATGGTTAATGCTGAAAGAACAAGCGGCTAAAATCAGTTCTGATATTTTTGTTAATGTTGAAAAGGTTATAAAAGAAGGAGCCACTATTCAAAGCGAAGATGATAATTGGTAAGTTACTTATATAGGGTAATACAAGTACTGTCTCTTATACACATCTCCGAGCCCACG